TGCTGAGCAGTGCATCTCCCATGCTGAATAGCTGACCCCGAAGGGCCAGCAGGACAGCAAGTGGAGTGCTAAGATGGAAAACACCACAAATGGGTGCTAATCCAAATCTCAGTATCTCCCGCAGGGGTTACCCCCCAACACCGTTAGTACGGTGTAGCCTTTCCAAGCATGATGTTGACGCGCTTGGGGCGTCCAGCACGCTCTAAGTGATCCTCGTTCTGCTGAAGAGGCTTCACTACGATGAGTGAACGTACAAACCTCTCTCTTTCAGAGAGGGTTGGGTTCTCCCAGGGTAGGAAACCGCTCGGCTTACTTAAGAAATACTTAAGCAGGGCGCCTTCCCCATCGAGAACATCTCGAGGGAGTCGGTCCTTTCGTACATACCCCTTGACAAGAGGGGATTGCACGTGGGGATCCATTTCTTGGATTTCGTAACCAAGGAACGAATGCCTCCCTAGCACTGAGCTAGTCGGTGCCACAACCGGATAGTATCGAAATACTTTCCGAATATGGTCATCGATCCAGCGACACGTGTCCCAGTAACCAGCAAAGTAAAGCTGATTACGAAAAGAGACCAATGTGCTGAACTCAGTAGCATGCTGCCGTTGTGTCGGGAATCTACTTGCTCGGAATCGCACGATAGAAACATCGTGGCCAGCGTAGTAGTCCCGACCGCAAGACTCTCTGAACCTTCCGGTCCAGAAAGACTTGCTTCTGTTAACTCGAAGACCAAAATCCTCGAGAACGGAAACAACGGTATGCACATGATCTACAGGAACGATAATATCGTCCCCGTAGACGCGCACCGATCCGACAAGGAGTTTTACATCCCGTCGGGTCAACGCACGGTTGAGGTCACGCTGAACGGCAACGAAAACCAAGGTAAGAAAAACCATGGCTTCGATGTCGAAAGTGAGACCTGAACCCATAGACGCAAACTTCGCAAGACGGAGATGATGCTTAATTCCGCTTACGGAGAGTTCAGCCTTCCGTGACCTGCTTGCGTCCACGGCCCCATTCAACCAGGGCCATGAACGGAACAAGTCACGTACGAGCTGATTGGAAACACGATCAGAAGCCTCACTAAGGTCTAGTGTGGCCAGGGTCCCATACAGGGATCCTGTCTTAGCCAAAACCTGATTAGGGGTTTGGTCTAAGGGACTGATAAAGCTAGAGAGGATGTCATCCCTCTCTAGACGATCGCGTATCACGCCTCGGACTGCCTGCTGTGCGTATTGCATAGCGACAGGCTCCTTGGCAATGATACGGGGTGTTTTCAGCGTTTTAGGGACAGTGATAACCCTTACGGGTATCTCTGAACCGGGTTCGAGAACATCAGTCTGGTCCAAAAGGTCGTAGTAACGACCATTTGGAAGAAGCATCTCATCCATACGGAAGAGATGACCCAGACGCGCAGGCCAGGTCTTCTGCTGATACTTCTGGTTTCCCAGAATGTTTTCAGCAGTTGAACCAGGTCCGTGCTTCGGAATGTACTTACCTTCGTAGATATCACTATCTACTTGAGTGAATACATCCCGGAAAAGCAACGATCCAACCTTCGCGAACTCATCTCTCATGAGATGTGTCCGTGTCTGGTCGGACTGCTTGATGTCCTTCTCACACTGGAGAAAACCGAGCATAGCGGATCTTACCCTCGCATCACTGCAAGGGAGATCCATCTTGCCAAACATCAACGTTAGTTGACGGATGGAAAGAATTGAATCTATGCACGGTTCGTCCAGCAACCGTCCGCTGCTGCGGTCGAACACACGATCCAGAAAACCTCCGAGAAATCGGGGGAGCTCTGCTTTCCGCTGGAAACCAGCGAAAAGATGTCGATCGACCTGTCCTTGGTCAAGACTTTTTTGGAAGTCTTTTCCAAATTCAGGTAGGGTTATCGTCAGAAACGACAACCCCTCATGTTCGCACCGCGCTTGGACTCTTTTGGAGTCCAAGGTGGCGCTAGTGCAACATCTGATGGCGCATTCACTGGCCATCACCTTCCAGAGTAGCATTAGGCTTTTCAGAAGCCCTCCTTAAATAGAGGTTAACTTCTCCTTAGCCTAGGCCACAGACATCGAGTTAGTTTGTCCGCTCTGAAAACAGAGTGAACTCTACCTCGATACCACGCTTGATAGTGAGGACAGTAATCCAAAACCCATGGGCTTTGAGATTAAATGTGAAGGCAACCCAAGGGTTGCCCTCACTCTGTCCACGCGGAACAATAGAACCGCGTACTTTCAAGCTACGACTCACCGCCAAGAAGCTTGGTGATGAGCGCGTCGGAGCTGGCGGAGAACTGGGTCTTGAAACCCGTGTAAACCGCGAGAGCCTCGGTAGCCGTGTATCCCACCGGCGGAACGTCAAAGACGATGTAGTTACTCATCGACACTTTGACATTCTGCGTGGGGATGAACGGATCCGTGGTCAGCTTCGAATGGTCGATCCTCAGGACTCGACGCGTCCTCCGCCCGTAGGCGGAGTTTGCGCTGAGCTTGATGAGACCGTCAGCACTCGTGTACTCACTGCCGTTGTTCCCCACACTTGTGCGGGGAAGCGGCGTTGTGACTGCACTGATGGTGACAGTCTGTGGGTCGGTATATGACATAGGCACTACTCCTTACGTCCAGGAAGTTTTTACGTTCCTGAACATTGGTGGTTGATGCAGGGCGATATCGTCCTGCTATTTGCCTCGGGTAAGACCCAAGGCAACAGCTATGGCCGTCTGGCGCGGTGACAATCCGCTCCAGGTGAGGCCAAAACCAAAGGGGTTAGCCTTCCTTCTCATCTTGGTCTCAGTGACCAAGGTTAGAGGTTGCACACGTACACCAGGGCTTGAAAGCCCTGGCTTCGTGAGGGTGTAGGTATCTCTCACGATGGTATGTTCCATCATGTACCCATACCGCATAACCAGACCATCGGTTGCCCAATCAGTGAGATTTGAAATAACATCTCCTGTATTGAGAAACCAATCTGTGGCCCAGCTCCAGGGGGCAAGGTTCCACAATGTGGAAGGAGTGGGGATTATGCCAAGAAGTTTCTTGGCGCGTAGGGCATCACGAATCATTCCCGAACGGTAGTCATTTCCGTTCGGAAGGTGATAAGTAAATGCTCCACTAAACCACCGCTCCTGGACCGTCTCACGGGTCCTAACCAAGTCCCCTACATCCGTGGAATAGGCGTCCGTCGTGTTGGGTCCGTATGGTACGGCCCCAACTTGAATGACGCTTTCTACCGTGGATGTTTTCGTAGGGAAGTGGTACTTACGACGAACTACCCCTCCTGCATCTCTCTCATACTGTTCAAGAACAGTGTTAGATCGATGCACGGCATTCGCAAACGAACGAATGTCGTGAACGAGGGGAAGCCATCCAAACACTACGTTCAAGTACTCGTGCCCCGCATTACGCGTGGTTAGAGTTCTTGCTTTCCATGTTTGGGATCCTATAAGGTGGGGCAAAGCCTCACGATGTAGTTCCCCAAGGAAAGTGGATGCGTCTGCCACTGAGTTAGTGGGCTTGCAGTTGGCAATGGCTTTTGCACCCCATGCATCAAGCTCGGAATTACTCGAGATTGACTGGGGTGGAAAACCACCAACTGAATTGGGATTACAGGGGTAGATGGGTCCACTATACGTGGTTTCCCGCCATACACCTGGGAAGATATCCTTATGCTTGAAAACTGTGCCACTGGCATTTGATGCCTCGACATAGTTCTTTTGCGTAAAGAACTCTCCCCCCAAATCCCCGCCGCTACCCTTTTGGGAAGCAAAGGGATGCCCCTCCGAAACAGTAATCTGTTTCCCTTGAATGCTGCCCAACTCACTCGGAGACACTGTCTTGGACCCGTTAGAGTTCAAGATTGTGACCGTACCTCTCCCTAGGGAGAAGGTAAGATCACGTCTTCTTGTGGTTGGGCCGCTCAAAGCTACGAAACTCCTCTGGTTGGATTCATATAGTTTGACTATATGGGTGATATGCACTGCGTCGTGGCTCCCCTCTCGG